CTGTGATAGGAACTATATTCGTCTCTACCACGTCCTTTTCAATTAATTTCAACGCTTCCTTCATCTGAAATCCAATCCATTTATTGCTCATAGAATGCCCCTAGGATGCGTTTTAAGCCTCGCTGGTGCGTTATTCTGGGTGGCCCGCTACCCTAGTAGCCTACGACTTTCCTCTGTAGAAAGATCGGTGTGGTTCCAGAGGGAAATTCCGTAGAAGAGGGCCAAGTTCAAGATCGTATCCACCTTGGGGTTTTTGACCTTCCCGTGTTCGAACTTATGGACGATGTAGTCCGGGAGACCACATTTTTCGTGGACCTTACGGTAGGTCAACTTCCGATCCTTCCGCCGCTTGATACACTCAGCGCGAAAGGAGGCCATGTTGAAGTTGATGGCTTTCATAGCTCACCCGCCTTGTAGTCGATCTTGGGGAGGATCTTCAACGTCTGATCGGTACTACGATCCGTATAGGCGACGCTGTTGAGGAAGTCCTTCGGATTGAAGTTCAGCGAGAACACGTGGCAGGTACAACACCGAAAGATGTAGTGGTGGACCAGCGCATCATAGCAGAGGAAGAAGTCTCCGTCGTGTTTACACATATTCACGATCCCAAGGGGCATAGTGCTTCTCCCAACGTTGGACGTTGTTCAGACTCAGGCGCTTCCACGAAGGAACCTTCGGGATGGGCTTCTTCAGTGGGCCCTGGTATTGTTCGTGGATACTGTGCTTCTTCAGACCCAGGACATTCAGCCGTTTGACCATAGCCTTGGCTGCTTCGTTCACGGCCAGCTTGTGAACCCGTTGGTTCATCTGTTCAGCCAGCACGCGCTGGGTAGCTTCTTCGTAGCTCTCACCCTGGAACAACCAGTGCAGCGGACGGTACCGCTTGCTCAGCCGATGTTCCTTCCAGATTGGCCCTTTCAGGCATTCCATGTCACTTCCCCTGTGCTGCCCGCACCCTGGCACGGCTAGCCAGCCGGCGTTCGTGATTGATCATCCTCCGCTCGAACATACGATCGAGGGAATAGTGGACATACGTGGTCTTCGTGGCCATTCTAACCTCCGAGGATTTTGTCCAGGCGCTTTAAGTCCTTCAGACGTAAACCGTGGACGGGTGAAGTCTGTACGAAGAAAGGTAACTGATGTGCCGCAAATTCTGCGGTATCATCTAAGATTGCATAACGTTCTGGCTGATACTGTGCAGTCCAATTTGCAATCTCATCTCCACGCTTTCTTCTTGGAAATACCGGAGTATGATCTACAAAAGGAATGCCCGCCGCAGCAACTTCGGCTGCCATGATCGGGTCCGTCCGCCACGTCGAAGAGAGAACAATATTTAGACCTTCTTTCTGAACAAACCAGTCCTTAAATAACTTAACCAACCGCAAGTCCAAACCTCTAAATCCCGTTACTGAAAGTTCTTTAGTGTGTTCATTATTCAGAACACCGTCAATATCCAGAAACAAAATGTTCATGGCAGCCTCCAGTCGATGGGTTCCTTCAGATGTTGGTTAATCGTACTAAACATACGACTACCTAAAAATGGATGAGCTGATAAACGATTAGCCCTAGGAGAGGGGTGACTAAAGTACAGGCTACTATGGCCATCAACCAAGTGCTGATATCGTCGCGCGACTGTTCCCAGGAATACGAAGACGATGTCTTGCTTTGCATTGAGGACATGGATCATCTCCTTGTTTAGCTCTTCCCATTCAACCCAATCATGACTAAGAGAACTGAAAGCAGTACAGCTAGGAATGACATTCCATAATAGAACACCTCGTCGACACCATTCTCCAAGATCACCGTTCCCGGGGGCTGGATAGTGAAGATCATCGTGATATTCCGTCAGGAGGTTAACCAGAGTAGGAGGGTATTTATTAACCGGTACATCTGCTGGAATACTAAAAGCCACACCAGTGCTGTAACCAGGGCTAGGATAAGGGTCTTGGCCACAGACAATGACTCTGGTGTCTTCATAGGGAGTCTCCTTCAATGCTCTAAATACTTCCTTACGAACAGGGTTAATCATCTGCCCTGACTTCTTCAGGTCATTCCAACGTTCTTTAATTACTTGATATTCTCCTGTCTGCCAGAAGTTCAGTTCAGTCCATTTCATTCAGTCTTTCTTTCGTGTTTCTTATGGGCAATGAAGTACAGAGAATTAATCTGTGCTCCCTTAACGATAAAGTAATGATCCTTGTAGGTATGAAGGCGGTAGACTTCGATGGTTACGGTCGTACCATCCGGAAGACGATCTGATCTAGAGTTGTGGATTGTTCCGTACACTAAGCCATTGACGAACCTGAAGTTACGCAGCTCGGCTGTAGGGTTCTCCTCTGACCACTTCCTTTGACTCCATTGCTTGCGGTTCCCGGTCATTTGCTGCTTCCTCTTTGAACGTGTAGGTATCTCGATCGAAGATCAAGCTACCCACGTTACCAGTGATACCAGGGTAACGACTAATGGGAATAGCCAAACGAATTGTGTTTCTCTCTACCGCACTCTCGGACATCATGTCTCTGGTTGCATTGATTTGCAAATCACAGACCTTAGTTAACCAACGTGAGCCGCGTGTCTGACCTAGGTCATTGACGTGGCTCACCATGATCAACGCGAAATCCAACTGCTTGACCATCATCTCCAATCGAGTGGAGAGGTAGTCAATTAGTTTTCTCTCGTCGTTACCGCCAAGAATTCCGCTAACAACCATACTGATGTGATCCACAAGAACATACCGACAACCACGGGCCGTAACGAGAAACCGAACAAGATCGAGGAAATCTCCGGGATCATCGCTCCCAAAGTGAGAATAAACATGCAGCCGGCCATCCACCTTAACCACGTTCTTGAGGGCACCAATGATTTCATCGCGGGGACGATCCGTCTGCGGTAGGTGGATCGGAACCCGCATCTCAATGCCAGCCAGAGCCTGAAGATGACGTTGCGGAGGTTCTTCGAGGAAGATTGATCCGACATTGTCGTTAGTCTCCTTCAAGATTTGATGTTCGATGAAGTGCATCAATTCAGTCTTACCCACCTTTTCCTGTGCGGTGATTAAGACTGTCTCACCTGTGCGTATTCCATAAGTGAAATCATTTAGTATCTTGAATGGATAAGGCAAACCAATCTTCTTGGGATTATCTAAGATCGTCTCGAACTCCGAGAAATCCGAGACGATGTCTTCGGGTAAATACTGCTTGGAATTCCACCACACCTTCTTCAGTTGTTCAGCTTCTCCAGCCACGAGGCAAGCATTTGCATCCTTGTGTCGAGTAAAGCGTACAACGAAGACTTTGTGGTAATCAAATAGGCTCGCGACGCTTCGGACAGCTTCGCGACCTGCTTGATCACCATCGAAGGCGAGGTAGATCCGTTCGAATGAATTGAGCCAATCATAATCCACAGTGCAATCCCGCTTGGCAGAAGAACTGCTTTGCACACTGACCACAGGATATTCACCGAGGACCTGATGAAGCGAAAGAGCATCTAGTTCTCCTTCTGTTATTGTCACGAAGCGTGACTGGCCGGCCGAGAATTTATCACGACCAAATAAACCGACCGGAGGATGATCCTTCTTGGTACGAAAGTCTTTCTTACTTAAATCCCTAATCTTAAATTCACCGTTAGGATATTTATAACCAATCTCTATGGGCTTACCATCTGTATCGATCTTGGTCTTAACATCGTAGAACGTCATCGTTTCCTTGGTGACTTCTCTCCAAGGTAAATACTCATAGGTATATTCCAAGTTATCCTCTTGTTTCTTATTTGGTAAATATAAATACTTACAACTAAAACAATAACCGTGCCCGTCATCATAGAGGCAATAACCATCGCTACTAGGACAGACGGGACACGGTATGTGTCGTTGAACAATCTTAGACCCAGGGCGGGTCGGGCGGGTCGTATTCATTCTTGGTGAACCGATAATACTTCTTAATCAAACCCTTCTCGTTGTCGAAGGAACGAACCAGGGGATGGTTGTTGGTCAGGGAGATGGTATCTTCCCAGTAGTTGGGATCGGCAATGTACATCCACGCCATCGATCGGAGAACGCCGGGCTTCTTGACGTAGCTGGAATTGATGATGATGTCTCGCGCCATGGCCTCGGCCTCGGCACGGGTGAACCTCTTCTTCAGGTAGTGCTTGACCACCTTTGCATTGGGCTTGCTCTCTTTGCCCAAAACGTTGCCGGCGATGCCCCGGTCCTTGAACAGTAGTCCTTCATAAGGAACCACGACCGAGACCAGATTGCGGTAGCAGGATACGCCGTTGAGCTTGTATTTGTCAAGGTCAACGAAGAGACCGGGGTGTGCCCTGACTAGCTCACCCTTGATGGGCAGCAAGGCCGGACCGTTCTGGTAGTTCAGGTCAGTGGCGAACGCCAATGCCGTGGACCTCTTGCCCAGGTCATGGCGCAGTAACATGAACTTGCCCTGTGTATAGGCAACGTCGTTCTCGTACGGCTCACATTCGCGGATCAATTCGTTCTTGTGGTGACCGCGTTGCATCTCATCCGGAACGAATAACCACCACCATTGCCGTCGAAACAACTCAGGCAGATCAGGGGTGTATTGAGACCGAGCTTCGACGGCATCAAAGAAGGCTTGGAAACGTTCCGGCTCCTTGATCTGCGGAGAAGGACGGGCGCGTGTGAACACACGCTTCAACATCTGAAGCATTTACGTAGGCTCCTAGATTGCGAAAGGAAAAGGAAATACCCCGACGGCAGCCGGGGTTGGGAGGAGGGAAACTGCCGTCGGGGCACTCCGCGCGGTAGGGGGTTACCGCACGAAGCTCTGGATTACGCCGCCTTCTTCTTGAACTTGTCGAAGGGGTTCGGCTTCTTGCCGCCACTGACGGGCGGCGGAGCCGGCGGAGGATCGACCGGCTTGTCGTCGAGCGGCGTCTCCGGCGCCACCGGCTGGTCTTCCTCGATCTTGGTATCGGTCGTGGTGTGCGTCGGCTCTTCGACCATGAACTTGGTCAGCTCGGTGCTGAGTTCCGTGATCAGGAGTCGGATCGGAACCGTATCCTTTTCCTGGATGCACCGGCTGACGAACCAATCAATCACATCGTCGTCCCAACGCAGGACTTCGATCAGGTCCCGTCCCATCTGAGCAGACCACGGTGCCGTCTTGGGGCCGTTCTTCAGGTCATCCGGATTCAGGACCTGGGCGCCAGTGATCGCCTTGACCTTGTCGGACTCCAGAAGCTCGTTCAAGATGTGCCGCGTCTTCTGCGTGATGATAGGGGCAAATCGCTTGTACTTGGGGTTGACCTTCTCCAGCTTCTCCCGCAGTTCCTTGCCGGCCTCTGCGAGTTTCTGATACTTGCCCGCATTCTTCGCCAGCCATTTGTCGTTCGCCGGAGCATCTGCTCCAGCCATCATCTGTTCCTTGGTCAGGCCGATCGAAGCCGCGTCGGTGTTCTCGTCGTACCACGCATTGAGCTTCTTCCAGTCCCTTTTCTTCACCAGATCATCCGGTGGATTGATCAGATACGGAGGCTTGACCGCCGTCGCGGTCTTCGCGTTCTCCTTGGCAATCGAGGTGACTGCCTTGGTATCCGCGATGACCGGCGGGTTCTCCGCCACCTGCTTGTTCTTCCGGATCATATTCAGGAACCGGTTGGACAAAGCCTTCTGCTCCGTCGAGACGTCCTTGGACGATTGCTCGACGAAGTCCAGCCTGTTGGAGACACGACCCCACGGGAAATCCTGTCCCGCCGGGTTGTGCTTCTCGAACCAGAACGCGCGGCCAGTGATGGTGTACAGGACCAGAGCGCCGCGATGATCGCAGAAGTTCTCCAGCGTGGCCTTGGTGGTCTTGTCGTCCAGTTCGTCCTCGAACTTTTTCAGGTCACCGCTGCACGTCTTCTCGTAGGTCTTGATCAGGAACTCGGCGATGTCCGCCAGGACTTCCTGCTTGTAGTCGCCTTCGATCACGCCGACGACCAACGTATTGTTGTTCTCGTCCGTGATGAACGGATACGGCGGCTCCGTCTCCTCCGGCAGCTTGTCCTTCAAGGCATAGAAAGCGTAGATGGCGTGGTCGTTCTTGTTGGCTTCGAGGTCCTTCATGAACCCCTCGAAGTCAGGCAGTGCATCGTTCCAGCCGCAGACCAGTTCGGGCGTGCCGTCGTTGACGGCGGTGGCCGAGGCGATGAGTGAAGAAAATGACTTGTAGACACGTTCCAAGTATTGCTTGGGCGGAACCTGCCCTGACTTGACCTCGATGATCGTACCTTGCACGGTGTGCTCCTATGTGCGCTTGAGTTTCAGTCCACGCGCCATCCCACGTTGTCGTGGAACAGTAGCCTTGACGCCCGGCGGTGGACCTGGAATGACGACCGGACGAAACAGCAGGCGGTGCAGCTTGAAGTTGCCCATGCGCTTTGCGATAGCGTTCTTCACGGTATCGAGATGGCGTTGGGAAACCTTGTCTTTGCTAGGTGTGATCACTTCGACAGTGTTCCAAGCTTCTTGTTCTTTGAGACTGGGCAGTTTCAACTCATACGCACACTGCCGGTAAATATCGTTCAGTTCGGTATAGCTGATGATGCCTTGCATGTAGTCTCGCATGAAGGCATTGCGGATGCGATCCGCCTTGTAGTTGACCAGCCACTTCCGTCGTTGGCGCTTGTTCATCCGATGCCTTCCCCGAAGTTTCTTTCCCTGTGCACGCATTTGGATTGCCGCTGCAATGGCCAACCCCAAGACGATGCAACAGAGGAAGAAGATCAAGATACGCATTGGATCTTCGGCTTGCAGCCAAGCGTAAACTGCAACCCACCAGTCAGTTAGGTACATAGCCTCCTTCTTTCGGTTGGAGAAGTGGTGCCCACCGCCGGACTCGAACCGGCAAGACCGGAATGATCGAGGGATTTTAAGTCCCTTGCGTCTACCTATTCCGCCAGGTGGGCGCTGATCTGACTCTGTACTTCCGGATCAGCTAAGTCAATCACTCGGGCTGCTGCATTCCGCAGCATGGTAGCCAACATGCCACCCTGGCGGGATGCAACAACCGTAACCGGCACACCCTTACTCTGTAATTCGTGGACGAGAGGCGTGAAGTCACCGTCACCAGTGACCAACACGATCTCGTCCACGTACTGACACATACGCAATGCATCGATGGCGATCTCAATGTCCATGTTACCCTTGACCTTGCGAACGCCATCGACTTGAACCCAGGACTTGGCCATCTTGGTGACTACATTGTACCCTCCTTTATCCATCAACCAGTCCAACAGCGGTTGAATACGACGATTGCCATCCGGCGTCTCATCCACAGCGGTGTAGTAGCCCCACCATACCACCTTCGTATCTCTCCGCATGAACAACTTCTTGAACTTACCGTAATCGATACGGAGTTCAATCTGATTGGCCATGTAGAACAGGTTCGCGGCATCGATATACACTGCGCATTTGTTCGTTAATCCACCAAACATTGTGTGCTCCCATCAAACAAAAATAGCCCGGCAGCCAGTACACGGAGTACTGAACTACCGGGCTACGAGTTAGCCTCCAGTTGGGGAGGCTGCCAGCGCAACCAGTAGCTTCGGGGAGGGAGCTAGGGTTGCGAACTTGTGTACACGCGCTCCGCCTTCCACGTTATTGTTGATTGTCGGAAGACTTCCTTAGCGCGATCGGCACTGCCATATGTGATTGACCCGCGCAGCACGTACTTGTCCTGTTGCACGAAGAACACGCAGGTCTTTGGACCATTGTAGAACATGCGCGTAATGGAAAAACGCGTACGTTCTACGATCACACTGGCAAAGATATCCTCTACTGCAACTGGCGGAAGAATGGCTTCAATAGCCTGTCTCTCCGTGCTGGTAGCCTGCTTGAAGAATGCATTGGCAGTCAAGTCAACTGCTCGTGGCGGCATCTTGGCGTGACTGTGCACGCCCAAAGTATGGGTGATGTCACCCGTATGACGCTGCGTGCCTAAGCCGCGCATCTCACGGGGAACAATGCCATATGCGGTATTGTCCCGCACACGGACATTCTCAGCCCAGAACTTGGCCAAGCCATTGGACCGACTATTGAAGTCGGCGTCCACTGTGCTAAGTTGCGAGAATTGTTTGAAGGTTCCTCGTCTACGCTGAATGCGTTGACGGCGCATCTTGATAACCACCGGGTTCCGTGCCATGCCTTAGTCTCCCCATTGTCTAAATAGTATAGCAGGCTTGAATTCTTACGCAAACAGAACTCAGATACAGAAATCGTCCGGATCGTGCTTAAGCCAGACCAGTGACGGCAATGGCTTAGTCCGTTTGTAGATTTCGGCCTTAACTCTGCCGTCCTTCCACACGGTGAATGGTTGACCCGTCTAGTAACACTTAAAGATAGCCTGAGCGCAGGCGATGATGACATCGTCGTCCACGACACGTTACCTCATGATTAGGAGATGTTGAGCCATCCAACTGGCATGCGCCAGGTGCTCTGGCGTACCACCTAAATCACAGAATGCCATGGCAACTAGGGCTGCTGCCCACGCTGCCCCTATAACTGCCTTTAACTGTTCGTATGTCATAACTACTCCTAGCGCACGATGACGTGCGGAAACGTGTTCTTGATGTGGTATTGAATGCGTGCCAAGTTCAGCCAGTGCAGGCCGATCACGACACACGCCATCATTGAGAAGCTGATGATTGCTTGCTTCAGCATGGTCAATACTCGTTCTTACGCGCGATGCGTTCGCGCTTGCGTTCCTCGTACTCTTCGAGACTATCTTCAAAACAGTCGTAACACAGCTTGTCTTGCAGAAAGCCGTTATCATCATCGCCGATCCACTCGGCTTTAAACGCGCCACCGCACCGTTGACACTTGAGCATTGTTTTCCCCGTTGTTAGAATTGAGAGGTAGTTTATAGTCATACCCCAGGACTACGCGCACTAGATGCCGGCAGTGACTTTCTTCAGATACCGATCTAAGAGATCGGCGTTGCTGCCCTTGGGCCAGATCACGCGGCCGTCGTAGACGCGGACGCCGGGGCAATCCAACGCATAGTCAATCACGAAAACACCGTCATCCGTGGTCGAGATGACCACGTTGGAGTTGAGTTGCTGCGTGATCCAACCCGCAACACTCAGAACGATGGGATAATCCCCACGTTCCAAATCTGCCACATCCAGCTTTTGACCGGACATGTTAATGACTTCCACAGGTTTGGACATCTGTGCTTTCCCCAGAGCTAGCAATCGAAGACGATCTCCGATTGTATTTATAGTATAGCATGCTTAAGTCCTTATCCAAAGCTACCAACCCACTGGGAAATCATTTAAACGCACGTACGGCCATTTCTGTGGCTTTACGGGGCATTCTATAGGGCATCTTAGATGGCTAAATGCAGGCAAACAAGCGTGCAAAATCGACCTATCATGCTACATGGTGTGGCAAAAATGCCACAACTTCTGTTGCACAGAAGCAACACAAAATAAAGTGCGACATAAATGCAACACCACGCAAGGCAATAAAAAACCCCGCACTCCACAATCAAGTGGAGGCGGGGCTTGGGTAGTTGGGTAGGATCAGGCGGCCGCTTTGGCAGTCTCGGTTCCCATCGTCAGGGCATCCACCTTGACTTTGACGTCCTTGTGCTCAAGGATGAGCGAGAGAGCGTCATGCAGGTTGACCAAGGTCTTAACCCGGTCATCCGCACCATTCTCGCTGTAGTACGCGATCAGGGCGCGGAAGTCTTTCGCGTCCTTGCGGGCCGCTTCGAGGTAGTGCAGTTCCTTCGAGGTAGCCGTCTCGAAGGCAACGGGGCTGTTGACGTGGAATTCCGGCGGCGTCTCCGGCGGCTTCTCACGCTTGTTGGACGTGATGAAAGTGCCGTAGGTCTTGTCGCCGGCCAGCGTCTTGTCCACGCTGAGCCGCAGGAAGTTCGGGATTGAGAACAACATGGCTCGCGCCGCGTTGGTCGCATCCTGCACCATGATCAAACGCGGAGACTTGCGGTTGATTTCCGTCTCCGGCCTGCCGTCCTTGCCGATCACGGCCTTGCCATCGTTACCGATAACCGGGTTCGTGTCGTACCCCACCGTGACAGACGGGAGACGTTCGTGAACGTCGCGCATCTGGTGGTAGAGTTGGACGGCCATGCGCAGCTTGCCGTAGAACGTGGTGAACTTGCCATCCAAGTCCGCCTTGGCACGCTTGCGCTCGTGCTCCGGCATCGTCGAATATCTGTTCTTCACGTTCTCTTGCTGAGACTGCGAGACCATGCTGCGCTCATCGAGGATGAGCTTACCCACCGGGTGACGCTCGGCCACCACCCGCCAGAACGATCCGTCGGTCTCACGACCTTCGGGGTTCTTGTAGCGGAAGAGATCGAACGGCTTGTTGCCGGTATGTCCCTCGATGCTACCCACTTCCGGCCACATGTCGAACGACATCTCCTCGTGCTCGGCCATGTGTTCCATGAGCGAGAAGTGGATCGCGGCCGTGGAAAGCTGGTCCTCGAACTTCACCTCCACGGCGTGTTCGAATTGCGCCGTGAGATCGGAAGACTGCGCGAGGAAGCTTGCAGCATTGCCCGCCTTGGCGGAAATCTGTGCAGCTTCGTTCGCGGTGAGGATGCGTTTCACTTCGAACTTGAGAGGCATTGCAGTGTGCTCCAGTTAGGCATGGACAGCACTATTGCCATCCATGTAACGTAGCCTACCACGTTCGAACACCTATACCAAGTGGCACAGGGAAACAAAACATGATAGGGGCGTTATGCACAGCCTGCATCTAACCCGCTAGTAGTTCAGTGAGTTAACTCCCACAAGCAAATGGCATTCCACATCTCAGTTTCCATGTAGCCATTGATCCACAACCAATCCGTCATCTCCCAAGACACGGGATGAATTGGTGCTGGCACTGGGTAGCGTGGCGGACGAACGCCCATTAGATAGCCGATACCTTGCTCGGCAATCTCATACGTCGCATCGCTGGTAATAACTGGGAAGTCTAAACCCCAGCCGTGGTCGATTGTGATCATGTCTATCCCTCACCGTGTCGTGAACGTGTAGCCATCCGCGTTCAGCTTAGCCTTGAAGGCTTCGCTCGCTGCGTGCCATGCCTTGTGAGCATGAGCGTAGGCTTCGCTCTCTGTGTTGAAGAACAGCGGCGTGACATACACGCCATCATCAAACAACACCACGGGTTGAAACGGACCCGTGCCTCTTGTCGTTGGGTAGAACATCATGTCTGCATCCTTTCCCATGCGGGTTAGGTGTAGACTGTGCATAACCTAGCTAGTGCCTTTGTCTGTCCCGTAGTTGAAGGGGGTTGTTGTTTACGCGGCCTTCGGGTTCTTGCCCAAGTATTCGTTGAGCAAGTTCTCGATTGCCACGTTCGACATGAACAGGCTCTTGCCCTCGTCTCGCACCATGACACCAGCCGTGGCATTGTAGGCCACGTCGTGCGTCATGTGCGCGGTATTCGAGAACACATTCATCAGCGCGTCGGCGACATGCTCGGCGTGCTTGGCATCGTAGCACTGCACCATTCCGCGCGTCACCTTGTGTGACCTCGGGATGTGAGTGTCCGGATCGCGCACCGAAAAGCGCGCGGTAACTTGAACGTTGTGGTCCATGGACTATCTCCGTTGTTCGCGGGACAGGCAGGGACACTAGCTAGTCTTGCTACGGACCGTCCACTATTCGGGAGGCGCGCCTATGTCTGTATCGCCGATGCAATCTGATCGTTGCCACGGTGGGGGCCATGACCAAAAGCTATGGTCAAGCTCGTTAACCCCATGCTTTCTCGAAGTCAGCGTCAACGCTTCGCTACTCAGGCTTTCGGCCCTTTCATCCTACGTCTTAGCCTTCGGAGATACCATGCCATCCGGCATGACTAACGGCTGTAGCCTTGCGGCTCGCGCCTTGCCCTTGGTATCCCGCCGGTGGGTTCGTCAAGAGAGGGAAGCCGCAGCTGCCCCGCAACCCATCCGGTATGCCCTTGTCCCATATCCCGATGGTTCCCTCAATCGAATAATTGTATCGTTTGTATCGTCCGTGTATCGTCTGTATCGTGTTACATAATTGTCACAGGTTATTTGTTGTGGCTTCTAGGTAACAGTGGTATCCATACAATATACATAGTAAAGCATTATGTATTAGGTATACCAGTAGAAGCATAATCAATGCTCTATCAATCGTATTAATGGACTGTTATAACGTTACGAGGAGAGAGCCTAGACGTTGTTCAATGGTAAAGGGGTACCAAGGGGGTTGGGGGGTCCAATCAGCCGCATGAATTACACCTAAAATTTATCGGACAATTTTTATTCATCTTCAACAATTCTATCTGAATTACAGTATTTACATCTAGTTGTATCTTCATTACCTGTAAATTGCTTCTCACAAGTATAACAATAATACCAAATAGCACTCATAGCCTACACCTCAAAAATATCGAACATATTTTTCTTCTTTGTTCCAATGTGATGAAACGTCTATCTACCGTATTATTGATTAAATCATGAATATTGAATGTTTCTTCCATTTAAATAGCCTCCCTTTCGCATTCTAAGCCTCACTGGTGCGTTTATTTAGTTGGGGAGCTAGGGTAGGACCGGACAAAGGGAAAATCGTATGTATAAGCCTCCTTTTCGATTTTAGACAACCTCCATTCCAGTTGGTCAATTCTATATGCTAATTCTTGAATATAGGTATCTTTAACTACCCGTTGATGAAAATCTTCCATTATTTAATCTCCAAACCAGTCTTTCAAGGCATAGTATAACCTTGCATAATCTGGTGCACCTAAACTAAATTCTTTTATTACTTCTTCATTTTTATTAATTAACTTAAAGATAACCATTGTTTCATCTTGGTTCCAAGATAAGTCCCAATCATTACCAGAGCTATGGTTCTGTCTCATATATTTGACTTCTCCTATAATAACCTGTTATAATAATAAACATTATTACAACACAATCATTAAGTCAATGCCAGCAATATTAGAAAGATTAGTAAAACAATTACAAGCTAAAGGTAAAAGTAAAGAAACAGCTTTTGCTATAGCTACTTCTGTTTTACAGAAATCTGGTAACCTTAAGAAAGGTACTCAAGAAGCTACTGCTAAAGGTAAACGTAGAGGTGCTATGACACCTTCTGAACGTGCTAAAGATAGAGCTTCTAAACTTAGTGGTAAAGCTAAGTCTTCGTATAATTATAACTCTAAAACAAATAGAGCAACGCTTAAGAAAAGAGCTTAATCAATGGCTAAATATAAAAATAGAGATGTTACTATCCTAGGTGAAGAAACATCCAATACAACTGTCCGCATTGCATATAACAATCCAGATATGTCAGGACAACAGGATATTGTTCCTGCTAATCAAGTTTGGGTAACAGATTCAGAAAAGAAAGATCTTCTGAAAGACCGTAAAGACCGGTTAGATACTAGTACCGATTATCCGGTTATTGGTAAAAACGATCAGGTTACAGTTGCTTTAACTCAACAGGAAGCTATTGAACAACGGAATGCTAAACTTCAAAAAGAAGAGCAACAGAAATGAACCAAGTCTTCCACCTAGCTAAAATCATCTGCTCCGTCGTATTCATCGTTGCAGGCACTGTTTGTTTATTCGTTGATCTGCCATTAGCCCTACCCCTATTCGTAGGTGGTATTGCTTGGACACAGATTCCGGAGTAACCATGGCTGATGACGTAGAAAGCTATTCCCATCTTCAGGGTACCGAAATGGATGTAAAAGACCATCCAGATCGTAATATTCCAGAACCCGACACAGGTCCAATGAGATCTCGTGGTAATGACATGATTCGTCAGAGAGCCTACCCAGGTGCTCAAATTGACTACGGTTATGCACAAGGCGCATTCTCCCGTGGTCTGTCTAAATATGATGGTAAATAATGGCCGAAGGTAAATTAAAGATGGGTTCTAAGAAGGAAGAAGCTCGTGAGAGTAAATCCTTCGAAGCCCGGGAACGTAAGGCTGGTAAACAGCTCAAGATGAAGAAGAAATGAGCTTCAAGTCTGTACAAGCTAAGATAGCTAAGAAGGATGGAGTATCTAAGAAAGCTGCTGGTGCAATACTAGCTAATGCTTCTAGGAAAGCTTCTCCCACTGCTAAGCGAAAGAACCCGGCCCTTAAGAAAGTTAAGGGTTAATGGGCGTCTATACAACCTCTGGTAAGATAAATACAACTACCATCGCCAACAACGTAGCTACCTTCCAAGGTGTCTCCGCTGCTGACGGCGGTATTAATGTTGTCTTAGATTCTTCTGGTAATGGTATCTACCATAAATCAGGTGCTCTGAGAGTTAACTCAGGTTCCGGTACGTCTTATTACGATTCTACTGGAGCTGTCTATAGTAACCATCTAATGGGACCCGGAAGATGACCGAACTAGAAACCCGTTTATCAGAAATCGAAGGCAAGCTAGATTTATTACTATCTGCTTTCGTCACTAACCAGAAATTATATAATGATGTCCTCAAGGGCTTCGACAACGTTGTTAAACAATTAGCAACAGAAAAACCCAAAGAAAGTAAACTAGCTCTTCCGAAGCTACTCACCGTGTAATGGAATCTGTTCACAATGTCTCTGCTGAAGTATACGTAATTGTAGCTGCTGTCTTAACAGGCGCATTTACTGTAGCAGGAACAACCTGGGGTCTTTCTTGGTCTCTCTCCAGACGCTTCTCTGAAATTAAGGGAGAACTCTTTCAACGTATAGAGAAACTCCAAGATAACATCTTAGGTAAATTAGAATATCATGAACGCCACGATGACCGTCGATTCGGTGGACTACGAAACGATCTCTGGGAAATTAGACTTCGAAACGCCGCGAAAGACGGCATCACGCTCAAAGACAGGCGTGAAGAAGAAACCTTCACGTAATCTATCTGATGAACACCAGCAACGTAAGTTACTGGCAGAAGCAGATTTAGAAGAATTTATTAAGTGGGTTCACCCTAAACGTGTACTGGGGGGTATTCACAGAGAAGTAATTAGATGGTGGACACGCTCTGAAGCGAAGAACCATCAACTATTACTCCTTCCGCGCGACCACATGAAGTCTGCGCTAATCGCTTACCGAGTTGCTTGGGAACTAACTAGAGACCCTACGTTAAGAATATTGTTTATCTCCAGTACGTCCAACTTAGCCACCAAACAACTCAAGTTTATTAAAGACATCTTAACCTCCGACAACTACCGGGTCTTCTGGCCCGAGATGGTAGAAAAAGAAGAAGCTAAACGTGAGAAGTGGACTGAACGCGAAATCTCAGTCGATCACCCTGAACGAAAAGCAGAAGCGATCCGAGATCCTTCTATATTCACTGCTGGTCTTACTTCTAACATCGTTGGTCTGCATTGTGACATTAGCATTCTAGATGACGTCGTCGTATCTGGAAATGCCTACACCGAAGATGGTAGATCTAAAGTCAAAGATCAGTATTCTCTTCTGTCGTCCATCGAAACGGTAAACGCTAGAGAATGGGTAGTTGGTACGCGGTATCACCCCAAAGATTTATATAACTCCATCACTGAGATGGAAATAGAAGAATATGATGAACTCGGAAATGTCTGTAAAACAACACCTCTCTTCGAAGTTTTCGGAGATGGTGAAGCGAGTAAAATCGCTGTGGAGTCCCTGGGAGACGGCACCGGCCAATTCCTGTGGCCTCGACAACAGCGTTCGGACGGTAAATGGTTCGGGTTCGACTCCCAAGTTCTGGCTCAAAAGAGAGCACAATACCTTAATAAGGTTCAATTCCGGGCGCAATATTATAACGATCCGCACGACATCGATTCCTCCGCAATCAAGAGAAATCTCTTCCAATACTACGAAACTTCCCATCTCCACCGTAGAAATGGAAGATGGTTCTTCCAGAATGAAAGGTTGAATGTTGTCGCTGCAATTGACTTCGCTTATTCTCTGGGCAAGCGGGCTGATTATACCTCTATTGTTGTGGTTGGTCTCGACGGACGTGGAAATTACTACATCCTCGACATCGATAGATTCAAAACAGATCTAATGGCGGAATACTATAACCGTCTACTAAAACTCTATGAAAAGTGGGGGTTTTTAAAAGTAAGAGCTGAAGTCTCTGTCGCCCAACAAGTAATCGTAAGAGATCTTCGTGAGAACTACATTCGTCGTTACGGACTATCCCTCACAATCGATGAGTATCGTCCCTCTAGATGGCAGGGATCTAAGGACGAGCGTATACAAGCAGTTCTAGAGCCACGGTATTATAATCGACAGATTTGGCACTACCCCGGGGGTAATTGTCAGTCTCTAGAAGAAGAACTAATCTTCACCAATCCACCTCATGATGACATCAAAGATGCCCTCGCTTCCGCAATCGACTTTGCAGTCCCTCCTCTAGATATATTCAAACTAAAGAAAGACAGTGAACCCCATAACTTCAGCTTCCACAGTAAGTTTGGTGGTACAACATAATGCCTGAGACAGTATTAGACCTAGAACAATTTATATCCCCAGATCGCCTGGCCGTAAAAATCACGGAGCACTGGCTCGACTGGGATATGCGGCGTCAGATCTGGAAGAACGATAAAGAAGAAACTCTTCGTTACATCTATGCAACAGACACTACGAAAACAACCAATTCTAAACTTCCTTGGAAGAACAAGACAACAGTTCCTAAGCTCTGTCAGATCATGGACAATCTGTATGCCAACTATACAGCTACCATGTTCCCCCAACGTAAGTGGCTCATCTGGGAAGCAAATGAAAAGGATGCAGATTCTGTAGCTAAGCGTGATGCAATCACCAACTACATGAATTGGGCAATCTCCCAACCGTCCTTTAAACATGAACTAGATAAGATCATCTTGGACTACATCCAATTTGGCAACTGTATTGGTACTGTCGATTGGAAGGATGAACGTATTCAGCAACCTGATGGTTCCACCAAGATGGGATACATCGGTCCGGTTGCTAAACGCATTTCTCCTTTAGACATCGTGATGAACCCCACCGCTGAGGAATTCCCTCGGTCTCCCAAAATCGTCCGTTCCATAGTGAACAAGGGCGAGATCAAGAAGATGTTAGAACGGATGTCTCCCGACGGCATGTCGGATGAATGGCAGGCTCTCTGGGATTACCTCAAAGGAATTCGGAATCTCGCTCAGACTTCCGGTCAGGACTGGGTTCAACGCAATAATCTCTATATGATCGATGGTTTTACATCCTTCCGAGATTACCTCAAATCTAACTACGTGGAAGTCATGACCTTCTACGGAGACATTTATGACGAAGAGAAAGACGAACTGTTAGAGAACTACGTCATCACCGTCGTCGATAGACACAAATTAATCGGTTGCAAACCTAACCCATCCTGGTTTGGAACCCCGCCCATATTCCATGTACCGTGGAGAAAAAAGCAAGACAATCTCTGGGGCATGGGTCCTCTAGATAATCTAATTGGTATGCAATACCGAATGGATCATCTAGAGAATATGAAAGCTGACATCATGGATTTGGTCACATATCCCGTGATCAAAGTCAAAGGATTCGTCGAAGACTTCACTTGGCAACCCGGTGAAAAGATATATACCGATGCTGAGTCGGATGTTGAAGTCGTTCAACCACAAATCAACCTTCAGATTACACTCCAGGAAATTATGAACCTAGAGCGTTTAATGGAAGAGATGGCCGGTGCACCAAAAGAAGCCATGGGCTTCAGAACACCCGGTGAGAAGACCAAATACGAAGTACAATCTCTAGAAAATGCTGCCGCGCGTGTCTTTCAGAACAAGATCAAACAATTTGAAGAGCAGTTCGTAGAACCCCTCTTGAATGCAATGCTTGAACTTGCACGTAGAAACTTAACCGGTTCTACAGTGATCAAGGTATTCGATGACGAGTTTAAAGTGGCTACTTTCCAGAGCCTTACCGTGGAAGATATTACTGGCATTGGTCGTATTAAACCAGTGGCGGCGAGACACTTCGCAGAACAAGCGGAACTAGTTCAGAACTTAACCAGTCTAGCAGCTTCGGGATTGTGGCAGGTTGTTCAACCTCACTTCTCCTCTGTCAAGCTAGCTAAGATCTTCGAAAACATATTTAACTTGGAAGATTACGAAGTGGTCCTCCCCTACATCGCTCTCTCTGAGCAGGCTGAAGCCCAGAAGATGTCCAACACTCTCCAGGAGAATGTTGCCTCCCACGCGCGTACAGCCACCGGTATGGGACACGACTTCGATATGATTCCCCCCACTAATCAGGTTAGACCGAACCAACAAGGACAATAAATGTATATAGATTGGACCAAACATCTAGATACCGACAAAGAAAAAGAAGCTTTCCGCAAACAAATCTCCAGCGCTAAGCCCGTCTTAGATCGTTTAATTGATTTGTTAGCAGAAAGAGAATTAATCCTAGATCGTACCGAAACCAATCCGGAGAGCTTTAATAATCCCAATTGGGCTTATCTCCAAGCTTATAAGAATGGTTATCGTGCAGCGCTAGGCGCAATGTACAAATTAGTAAATCTGGACCAACAGAAAGTACCACAATGACCCAAGACAGTTTACTCTCGGGAGACAATACCGAGACTCCACCTCCCAGTTTCGCAGAAGCTCTAGTCGGCGACAATAAGAAATTCAAAGACGTCGAATCTTTAGCTAAAGGAAAATGGGAATCTGATAAGTTCATTGAATTCAAGAACAAGGAATTCGACGATCTTAAGGCAGAATACCTCCAACTCCGCAAGGAATTGGATTCTAGGGCAAACGTAGAGGAATTGATTGACCGCATGTCAAAGGCCCAACGTAACTCAGATAGCATAAATAACCCTGATGCAAACGTAGAGAAACCGCCCCAATTTGATCCTACCCAGTTAGAATCTCTAGTCGAAACTAAAATCGCCCAGCGAGAGACCCAGCGTCGACAATCCGAGAATTTTAAGGTGGTGCAGGATAAACTTAAGGAAGTGTATGGCAATAATTGGCAGACACACCTTAAGGATCACATGGATCGTTTAGGTCTTGATCCTCAATTCACTGATACTCTGGCTCGCCAACATCCCAATGCGTTCATTCGCACTTTTGGATTAGACCGTCAACAGTCCGGTGAAGATTATCAAGCGCCACCTCAATCCGACCAGTCTTCTGGCTTCAATAAGGACCGTACCAAGCGTACGTGGTCTTATTATCAAGAAATCAAGAAGAGTAAACCGGCTGAGTATTACGATCCTAAAACGCAACTTCAACTGATGAGAGATGCCGAAGCCCTTGGAGATGAATTCAAGGACGGCGACTTTCACAAATCATTCTAAGGAATAAATAGATGGCTTCTGGTTTTACCACTAAAACCAACGAACATCTGATTAGGACAGACATCTGGTCACGCCAGATTAAAGAACTCCTATTAGATGATCTGATGGCCATGCGTTTCGTTCGTACGATTACGGACTTCCCCGACGGTACTACGTTGCATATCCCGTCCCTGGGTGAAGCGGAAACTTCCGACTTCTCCGAAGGACAGGCAGTCAAGTACAACAAGATGGATACAGGTCAATTTACCTTCACCATCTCACAGTACAAATACTCTGCAAATGCTATCTCTGAGAAGTTTAAGCGCGACAGTTTTTACTCGTCTGAGGTTATCTCAGCGTTCCTGCCACGCCAACACCGAGCCCTCATGGAAGCGGTGGAAACACGTATTTTCAATCGAGCAAACGCAGGTCAAACTGCCTCGAACCTAAACACCATCAACGGTGCAAATCACCGTTGGGTTGCTTCTGGTACGAGCAATACAATCGCTCTCAAAGACTTCGCACTCGCGTGGTTCGCCCTTAAAAAGGCTAACGTGCCTATGCGCAACCTTTGTGCCGTTGTCGATCCTTCCGTTGCCTACCAACTGAAGACCCAGGCCAACTTGGTCAACCTCTTGTCACCGAATCCTCAGTGGCAGCAGGCTGTCAGCCAAGATCTGGTCTCTGGCTTCCAGTTCCAGTTCAACGTGTATGGCTTCGACGTGTACGTATCGAACTACCTGCCTGACGGTATCTCTGAAACCGTCAACAGCGTGTCGGTCACCAATGGTGTCGCGAATCTGTTCTTTGCAGCAGTTCCCGGCGACGTGATGCCCTTAATCTTCGCATTCCGTCAACAGCCTACCGTCTACTCGGATTTCAATAAAGATCTCCAGCAGACTGAGTATCTGACCATCATGGAATACGATGCTGCACTGTACCGCCCCGAAAACATGGTCGTTGTCCTCTCGGACAAGACTGCTGTTTCCTAATTAGGAGAATTAACACATGGCTAATACATACTTTGATGGCGATGGTCTTCTCCGTAAGTACGGTACAACGAAGGCTGTCCCTAACTATGCAGGTGAATACAAGACCTATGGTTCGCTGCGTGAAATCGAGGTGAGAATCGATCTGTCTCTTCTGAGTACCTCTACTCAGTTGATCCTCTCAGATCAGGTTTTCTTCCCGAAGGAGCGCGTTGAAGAGGTTGTCATCGAAGTCGAAACCGCAGCCGCATCCAGCGGTTCTGGTACCCTGGACGTTGGTCTGATTCAGACTGACCGTTCTACGGAAATCGATTTCAATGGCTTCATCGCTGCAGAACTCACGTCCGCTCTGAACACGGCCGGTAAAAAGATCATCTATACCAATGGTGTTTCTAAGGCTGGTGCTCTGATCGGCACGACCACAACTAATGTCGGCTATCTCGTTGCCAACGCTAACACTGCTGTTTTCCAAAGCGGCATTGTCTACGTTCGCATTCGATATCGTCCGGACACCCAGTAACAGACGTTGAGGGAGATTCCTTACGGGTCTCCCTCATAGTCCCTTTTAAGGAGATTAAATATGGCTGGTATTGGAAAAGATATCGATCTTGGTGGTAGTACAATCATTTGTAATAACATCAAAGTGGGAGCAACAGCACCGGGTCAAGCGGGTACTGATATTTCCACTACGGAATTAGGCTACATCGATGCAGTTACGGCAGGTACAGTTTCTGCTAGTAAGGCACTCGTTGTGGACGCAAATAAGTCCATCAGCGGATTGGCAAACGAGACGTTCATCGCAGGTACTGCGACGATCGCTCCGATCAATCTGGTGGCTGGAACTAATTTAACTACACCCACAGCAGGCGCTGTTGAGTTTGACGGAAATGCATTTTATGCAACTTCGCAAGCTAGCTCTCGCCAAGTGGTTGATGCTGAACAATACATTATCCAAGCTGCGGACTCCGCTGCCGATAATAACGCCGGTTTAGACTCTTCCTCTGCTGCGGCTGTTTTTACGACAAATAACGGTGCGATCACTCTCGTAGCCGGTAAGACTTATCTCTTCGAAGGTCAGTATCTTCTGACGAATACGGGTACCACGTCTCATACGTGGGCATCTGCATTTGGTGGAACGGCTACGTTCAACGCTGCGGGTACGTCTTATGTTGTTTTCGGTAACTCCGGAACGACTGCAAATACTCCCGCTACTGGCGGATTGACGGGCTTCTTCACGGGGTCTGCTCTCTCCACGGCAGTGGTTACAACTGCAGCTTCTACTTCGGCAACGGAACAGGTCCTGATTAACGTTCAGGGTACTATTTCTGTTAACGCAGGTGGTACGCTGATTCCTCAATTGAAAGCAAGTGTTCGCCCTGGCGCTACTGGTACTCCCGGTGTCGTCCACAAGGCTGGTTCTTTCTTCCGCATCTGGCAGGTCCCGACACTAGGTTCTGTTGGTAATTGGAGCTAAACTAAATGACCAATAAAGCCCACGCATCATTAGTTGGCTCTGAACTACACGAGCCCAAAGGGATCGAAACCGCCACAATTGGGCAGGTTTACGTAGCCAATGGCTCTTCTAGTGGAGCATGGACTACCGTAACAGGTTTAACCTTTACGGGTATGGTCGCAGACTTTCTAACTCCAGTCGCACCTTCGGGTTGGCTGGAGTTGGATGGTTCCGTAATTTCAACAACCACGTATTCAGCTCTATTCAATGCTGTGTCAATCCAAGGTGCCGGCAACAGAACCGGCGGCTTAGCAGTAATCACGGGTTTGCCTACTACCACGGGCATGAAGGTGGGTTACAAGATCTTTGGAACAGGCATCACAGCGGGTACTACAATCTTATCTGTCGATAGTTCGACGCAGGTTACTATGTCTGCGAATGCTACTTCGACAGGCAACGCTACTGTTTTTGTCTCTCCATGGGCAATGGGCTCAGGGACATTCACTCTTCCTGACGTTACATCATCTGGTCGATATCGACGCTCACGATACTCTGGGGCGAACATTGGTCTAGTTCAGGGGGATCAGCTTCAGGCTCACGCCCACAACTACTCAGGTACAACTGGTGGGGATTCCGGACACTACCATGCAGGTACAACTGGCTCGGAAAATCAAGACCATACACACACTGTTCCTAATACGCTAGCGGGGGGACACAATGCAGCCTTTGGTCCAGGTGTTTCGTCTGGTGAATCTACTACTACAACATCTAATGGACAAAGTAATAATCATAACCACAACTTCCAAACAGGTTTAGCTGTTATAGATCACTTTCACGGATACTCAGGTACAACTGGTGCAACCGGAGGATCTGATCACAATGCTGAAAACCGTCCAGTTTCCCTTGTTCTAATGACTTGTGTGAAAACCTAATGAGTAAAATATCCCTCAGCTCTGTCTCTAATATCTCCAACGAGACGACGTATAATTCCACCATCAATACCAATAATGCAACTCTAGTTTCTGCATTTGACAACACTCTATCGAGAGACGGTACAGCTCCAAATCAGATGCTCTCTGATTTTGACATGAACTCTTACCGGATCTTGAACTTGCCCGATGCTCTCAGTGCACAAGAACCGGTTACCTTCTCACAGTTCGAAGATGCCATTGAAGCTTTGGATGACGGAGGCGTCATTGATGCTTCCTTTGTTACGTTATCTACTAATGCGACTTTGCAGAACGAACGTGTTCTCGAGGCTGGTCTTAACTTAGGCCTCTCAGATAATGGAGCTGGAAGCACTGTCTCGATTAGTGTTACTGACCCAGAACTGAATGCTATTGCTAGTGTTACTTCAGCCGCTGACCAAGTTCCTTATTTTACAGGCTCCGGTACGGCCGATGTTACTACTCTTTCGTCTTTCGGAAGAACACTTATTGATGATGCCAGTGCCTCAGCTGCGCGTACAACGCTCGGCACTGTGATTGGAACTGACGTTCAAGCCTTCGATTCTGACTTATCTGCTCTCGCAGCTACAGCTTCGACTGGCTTATATACGATTACTGGAACAGGTACCTCAACAACTAGAACCTTAACTGGTCCTGCGGCAGGTATTTCTGTGAGCAATGGTAGTGGTGTTTCTGGCAATCCTACGCTTGCTCTTGCTAATGATCTATCTGCTCTTGAAGGTTTGGCATCGACTGGCTTAGCTGCTAGGACGACCACAGACACTTGGGCACAGAGGACTGTTACGGGGACGTCGAATGAAATCACAGTCACTAATGGGGATGGTGTTAGTGGGAACCCTACTCTCTCTATTCCCACATCTGTTACCTTTACTGGTAAGACTGTTACAGGGGGGACATACACATCTCCCACCATAAACACACCTACCCTTACTGTTAATGATAATGCGCTGACCATTCAGGATGATGGTGACAGCACTAAAAAGCTTGCCTTCCAAGTATCTGGTGTGACTACCGGTAATACTAGAACTCTTACAGTTCCGAATGCTTCGGGAACTATTGATCTTCAAGATAATACGGCTACCTTAACCAACAAAACGATCTCTGGCTCAAGCAATACACTTAGTAACGTTGCTCTATCTTCTCTTGCCACCCAAGGTGCCTACACCTTTGTGGGAAACAATACAGGTTCTTCTGCAGCTCCAACTGCCGTTGATATCGCTGCATTAACTTCTAAAGCATCTCCAGCAAGTACGGACTTAATCATGCTTTCAGATCAGGCGGCTTCGGGTGCTTGGAAGAAAGCTACAGTATCTTCGGTTGCATCCGCTGGTTCAGTCTCGTCTATTGCGGGTAATACTGGAGCTTTTACGCTCTCTAATGGAATTACTAACAGCACTAACGATATCCGATTAGCAACTATTGCTACTGGAAATATGTTGGCTAATAAATCTGGTTCTACTGCTGTGCCTACTGCAACAGCTTTACCAGTTTTTGCTTCTCAGGCATTTACAGCTTCAGGAACATTTACGACACCTTCTAACAGCACTTCAGCTACTGTTTATCACTATCGCGCTCAAGCGGCTGGTGGTGGTGGCGGCGGGTCTAACGCTACAAACGCTACCGCTGGTGGCGGAGGTGCGGGAGGCTACGATGAAGGTTACTTCTCCGGGTTAGCCGCAAATACAGCAATCACTATTACTTTTAGTGCAGCCGGTGGTGCTGGTGGTAATACCGGTGGTACCGGCACTGCAGGAGGCAATATCACCATCGGTTTCTCGGGTGTTGGCATGACCAATGACCGTGTGATCAACGGTGGTGGCGGAGGTCTTGGGTCAGTTTCTTCGAGTACTCCAAAGTCTGGCGGCACAGGCGGAACGGTTACAGGTACTCCTATAGGCAGCTGGACATCGCTAATTAGCCAGCAAGGAGGTAATGGTGAAAGCAGCGGTATTGCTACTTTCGGAGGCAACGGCGCGGCATCTTACTATGGTGGAGGCGGTGTATTTGGTGAGATTGGATTAATCGGCCCAGGAACATCAGCTACTGCACGAGGTGCAGGCGGCGGCGGGGGTGTCGACGTTAACGGTTCCGGAGGTTCTGGTGCAGCCGGCGTCTTAATCTTCGATTGGGTTCTCTGATGAAATATACACTTCTAGATTTAACTCAAAACGTCCTGTCTTCAATGGACTCTGATGAGATCAATAGTATCAACGATACTGTCGAGTCTCAGCAGGTAGTCAAGATTATTAAGACCGTCTATGATGATATTATCGCCCGTAGTGATTTGCCCTTTCACAAGGCTTTCTTTAATCTGATTCCTTCAGGCGATAGTACAAAACCAACTCTAATGACGAAACCAGACAATATTACACATATTGACTGGCTCAAGTATAATACAATTAAGTTAGGCGATACCGTACCTAATTGGCATACTTTGGATTACTTATCTCCGGAAGATTTCATCGATCGTGTACAGAATTTTAATACTGTAGATATAACGATCGGAACAATGACGATCACGGCAAACGGTTTTACCGTTTCTCTGAACTATTACAATAACGCCGGTCCCAATTATTATACAGCTTTCGACGACAATACAATCATCTTCGATGGTTATGATTCCGAGGTAGACAGCACTCTTCAGAGTATAAAAACAATCGGCTCAGGAACACGCAATCTAGTGTGGAATGAGATTGACGGTTTTGTCCCTGAACTGCAAGCAGATCAATTCGCACTTCTTTTAAACGAAGCTAAATCTCTAGCCTGGGCGGAACTCAAACAAGCTCAACATCCTAAGGCTGAACGAACAGCTCAGAAGAACTGGGTTCACCTAGCTAAGAATAGAGTTCACATCCCGCGTGGAGAAGGCTCTTCGGGCAACCACATAATAAACCAACCCCCTCATTTTGGTCGTAAACCTTAATGCCGCAACAGCCTCAATTTGCAATTGAGAATAATTTCACCCAGGGGCTAATTACCACTGCCACTGGGTTAAATTTTCCCCCTAATGCCTGTACAGAAACGTTCAACTGTGAATTCGGTTGGGACGGCTCTGTCACTAGACGTTTGGGGTTTGACTTTGAGACTGCGTACCAAACTAAGACGATAGATCGTGCAAATAAGGCTATAAACACCTATCTATGGAGAAACGTCGCGGGTAACGGTGATACAACTCTCGCAGTTCTTCAAGTTGGTCTGACGATCTACTTCTTCGAAATTATTGCGAACCAAAGTTTTTCTTCAGGTCAAGTTTCTTCTACCGTAACCCTAACTTCAGTTGGTGGAACTAATCCAGAGATATATGACTGTGATTTCTCCGATGGTAATGGTCTTCTGTTCATCACACACCCCTTCTGTGATCCAGTGCGTGTCGCTTATGACATAAGTACTCACACAGCAACGGGAACTTCTATTAGTTTAATGATTCGGGATTTGTCCGGGTCTAATGCAGATCCGTATGACATTGTCACACGACCCACTTCAACCTTTGCCGGGCTAAACCAAGATCATCTATATAACCTCTATAATCAAGGTTGGAGCGTCTCCAATCTAACTGCGTGGGATACCGCACAAACGTCCATGCCATCCAATGCAGATGTTATGTGGCAATTTGTAGATAGCTCCAATAACTTCGATGCTTCTACAGCTTCAATTAATCGAGTTACTGCAGGTAATACCCCAGCTCCTAAAGGGCACTGGATTTATGGATTATTTAGTCAAGATAGAAATGCGATCAGCGGATTAACTACAGTTACCAATGACATAAATCCAGGAACAGTGCGTCCGGCTACTTCAGCTTTCTTTGCCGGCCGAATATTTTATGCTGGTATTTCAGCGTCTGGATATAACTCCAACATTTACTTCTCTCAAATTGTAGAAAATGTAAATCAGTACGGGTATTGTTATCAACAAAATGATCCTACTGCTCAAGACTTGTTTGATCTATTACCAACAGACGGTGGAGTAATTTCCCTACCAGAAGCAGGTACCATTCATAAGATGGTCTCCATACCTGGTGGTTTAACAGTTCACGCCGATAATGGTACTTGGTTCATTGCAGGTTCCAGTGGAATTGGTTTCTTAGCGACGGATTATACTGTACAGAAGATTTCCACTTTCCCCACTCTGAGCGCGTCTTCTTTTGTCATTGTCAATGGAATGCCCGTATGGTGGAATTCTACCGGTATCTATTCCCTTCTACCCGGTGGTAATAATGCACCGTCATCTTCGAATGACATCATTTCACAAGGTGGTTTGCCAACAGTTAAATCACTGACAGATAGCACAATATGGGCATTCTTCCAGGAAATACCTCTGGCCTCTAAACGTAAGGCTCGTGGTATTTACCATTACAACGACCGTCACATACGTTGGATCTACAAAACTACGGATACTAACGACGTTACGGCAGCCCATGAATTTGATGCAGTTCTTAATTTCAATACCATCACAGGTGCTTTCTATCCCTGGACAGTCGATAATAGTAATGTAACCATTAATGGAATTATCATCTCAGATTTAATCTCGGGTAATGTTTCTGTTAATAATGTCGTAGACAGCGGTTCTAATAATATAGTGGACAGCTCAGGCAATCAAATCATTGTATTTGAAACAACCGCTACCAATCAAATCCCCTTCGATAAGTATATAGTCTCTTATAAGAACGGTGGAACTTATAACTTTACCTTTGCAAGTAAAATTAACGCCAGCTACATTGATTGGTTCACTTACGATCTAGCTGGGGTAAACTTTGACAGTTTTCTAGTCACAGGATATAAGATAGTTGGTGGTGCTATACGACGTGCCCAGAATAACTGGGTTAGAATATTCACTGCTATGGATACCGACGATCAAGAATACTTCTTCCAGGGTATTTGGGATTACGCAATAACAGGTGCCGGAACTGGACGTTGGTCTTCTAAACAGCATATAATACACACTGATACAAATTACTCCACCGTTAGTAAAAGATTGAAAATTAGAGGTCACGGTTTGGTCTTCCAATATAAACTTTCTTCTATCGATGGAAAACCATTTACAATCGTTGGCTGGTCCAGACTGGATACAGTTAACAATCTCCCATAACAAGAAAGAAAATACATGACCGTATTTATACAAAAAGCAATTGATAACATACCAATGTTAGTGCAGGATCTTCAGATCACGAAGGCTCAAGCCGCAGGTATCTTTGGAAATATCGGAACAGAAACAGGCGGTTTTTCAGCCCTGCAAGAGCGTTCCCCAAAAGCAGGTAAAGGCGGCTACGGCTGGTTCCAGTGGACAGGACCCCGTCGTACCAAATACATCAATTGGTGCAAACTCCACAATTACGACCCTGCTTCAGATATTGCAAATTATAATTACATTGTCTTTGAAACTAAAGGTGACCAAGCAGCTAGTTTGCTTGCTCTACGTAAGACAACTACGGTTGAAGCAGCAACCAAGTCTTTCATGCAGACCAATCTTCGTCCTGGTGTTCCCAACTTGAATTCACGCATTGGATATGCCAAACAAGCATTCGCTGCAGTTCAAGGTGACAGCATCGCCCAGAAGAAAACCTCTACAATTGCAGTAGCAACAGGTGGTGCCATCGCTACTGGCGCAATTGCTGCCGATCACATTTCTACTCACTCCTACCAAGCGTGGGCGTGGATTGCTGCAGGCGCCCTAGTCGTTATCGCTGCAGGTTGGTGGCTCATTCACAGGTTCCACAAAAATGAAACGACTAATTCTCTGAAAGGTTCTAAATAACATGTGGCAATGGATTAAAGACGAATGGATGTCTTTCGAAACCTGGGTTCACTCATGGTTCCCCGGTTTAAAGACACGCATCACATCAGCCTTAGGCGCTGTTGGTAGCGTAGCTATCGTTCTTCAACAGTTTGTTACCGGCCTCCCAGTTACGAAGTGGATTTCAGCAGAACTCTTGCAAGGAGTTACCTTAGCTTTGTTTTGTCTGTCTTTCTGGTTCTCTAACATGGGTACCCGTGTAGAAAACTACGAAAAGCAACAGTAATGGGCTTTCTAACATTCCTTCTCCAAGGAATACCTGTTGTTGGTAAGTTGGTGGATGCGTTCACCAACTACACCAATAAGAAAATGGATACCGAGTTAGAGAAGTACAAGGTCGATGGACAAGTCGATCTGGGGGCCATTCAAGCTCGTGCAATTCTAGCAGCCCAGATGAAAGATGACCCCGCCACCAAATTTGGACGCTGGCTATTTATCCTACCGACTGGTGTACTCTACACCCTAACAATATTAGATTCCATTACGTCTTTCCACGGACACTTCTCAACCTTGGAAATTCCACAGTGGATGCAATACATGCCCTATGCCGTAGTTGCGTACCTATTCGTAACAGCATGGCGCGGAAACTATAAAGGACAGTGATGACCGATACTCTGACCCATTTCATTCCCAATGAGACAAACATTCGGAATGATGAAGTAATTCTAGTGATTAAACCCAGGGATGGAGAGAAGGCTCTCTCATCTACAGGTCTAGTCGATACTCGAATATTTACCGGGAAGAATAACGTTAAACTCGTCAAGGACCCGCAGTTTGGTCACTGGCGCATCAAGTATGACTTCGGAGCAGTTCCCCCAGTCTTCAACCAACAGTTTACTAGCTTCCCCAAAGCCCTGGCATTTGCTAAGGAATACTTTGCTACCCGTAACTGTGAAATAGTAGAGGTGAAAGATTGATGGTTAGAATTGCAACCACAGACGACAAAGACCTAGTCTACTCTCTAGCAATGAAGTTTGCTGAGAGTTCCCCATATGCCGAATATGTAGATGAAACTAAAATTCGTCGGGTCATTGATCACTATCAAGCAGATATGCATTCAATCATCTTTCTTTATGATGATATTGGAATGTTAGCTGCTACCATTACTCCCTTTACCTTTGGTGTAGTGAATATGGGTGTTGAAACTGCATGGTGGGTTGAACCTGGCTATCGAGGTAAGCTCGCTGGTAAGGAACTCTTGGATGCTTTTGAACAGTGGGCACAAGCTTGCGGCTGTAGCTTAGCTGTCGTCTCCTGTTTAGATAAGCAAGTTAGTAAGTACCTAGAAAAACGAGGCTACACCCTCAAAGAAAGTGGATACTTGAAAGTCTTCTGATGGCTGCAATTACCGGTGCTATATTAGCTGCTACTGCTGTTGCCGGCCTAGGCATGCAAGCCTATGGCATGTCTCAACAAAAGGCTGGTTACGATACTCAAGCTGCCGCTGCCCAAGGACAGGCGCAGGGTGCTGGTATTCAAGCTCAAGGTGCCCAGCAGGAAGCTGCAGGTGCACAGGTACAAGTCCAGGGTGCTGGTCTTCAGAACCAAGCGACTAAAGCTATTACTCAGCTTCAATTCGCTAATGAGGCCCAGAATCAAACGGCTATGGAGTTGGATGCGAGGCGTCAAGAACTCCAGATAGTTCGCCACCAACAGGTAGCCCGTGCAACAGCTTTGGCTACAGGCGTGGGACAAACCGGACAATCAGCTAGAGGCAGTTCTGCAATAGCAGGCGGCTATGGCCAGATTTCCGGAGAATCCACAACCAATATGTTGGGCGTACAACAAAATCTTGACATCGGACGCGCAATCTTCGGTAACAATGCTGGTATCTCCCAACAGCAATTAAACTACGCTGCTGGTGGAGATGTCATCAATCAAGGTCAAGGCATGATCGCCGAAGGTCAGGGTACTATAGCGCGTGGTGCAGGTGTCATTGCTCAATACGGTGGACAAGCCGCACTAGGTCAAGCCCAAGCTGGTTTAGGTGCAGGTTACATGGGGTTAGGCGGTTCTATTGCCGGCTCCGCAGGAACCTTCGCTAATCTCTCCACTAATATCTTCGGACGTACCGGACAAACAACCAATACTCTATCTGGTTGGTACGGGGGTTCTACTTCTTCTTACACTAACAACGGAGCCTTTGGTCTCTACTAATGGATCCTACCCTATCTTCCACCGAACCTAATCCGGCTCTTAATCAAGCTCCCATCCCCATTGATGCCTCGGTCTCCCCGGGGTTAGACCCCGTTTCCATTGACACACAAACTTTGGGCAATGCGCCTATGTCCGCTGAACTAGCGGCCGCGCGGGCATTCAAGTATAAATTTGCTATCCCCAATCTCCCTAAATCCTACGATGATCTATACAACTCTCTAGTCAATGGTGGAGATGCTAACGAACGTGAACAGGCGGCTGCACAGCAGAGTCAACAGGCTGCTGCAGACAAAGCCAATTCTATTTCCCAAATTGCTGCTGGACCATTAACTCCGCAGAAGCAAATTCAACTAGCAGGTTTGCTAAATAAAGATACTCAAGTAGATCCTAGATCTGTCTTCGAAGAGAACTTTGCTAAGCAATTCATGCGCGGTATCTACACAGCTCAAGCGGCTATGCCCGATACCTTCATGGACCAGGCTAGACAAGAGATCCCCAACTTTACAGATGATAAAGTTGCCCAAGGTACCGGTCTGGTCGCCAAGAGTCAATTCCTTCTCTCTCAAATTCAAGATGCTCAGGAAGAGTTAAAGAAACAATCCTGGCCAGGTTTTGGTCTGGACATTGCCAAGACATTCGTCCCCGGGTTCACCAGCGCTAAGATGCGTGGTAACATCCCGGGCGTAGACTTTCTCTCCGGAACTCTTGGTGATAACTTAGAGAAGCAAGGTTCTACTGCCTTCCACCTTCCGTTCGATCAGTTTAAACAAGCTATTACCAATACTGCCCAGAATATGAACCCTTCCATGCGTCTGCAGTGGTTGACCGCTATGTACGGCCAGTCCACCACAGATGCTACGATGAACTCTATTCTAGAGGCCTTTGACTTAGCCTCTCTCCCCGGAACAGCGAGTTCTGTCTTCAAGGTAACTCGCGTAGGAGCATCCATTGCTGTAGCCGATAATGTTCTGGGAGCAGTTAAGGGGATGATCAAAGCTACTGCTGCCCCTGAAGTTACTAAAGCTACTGTAGCTGAGGCTGCAGGTGACCTCAAAACAGCGGCGGTTCAAAAAGCTGCGTCTAATATGGTCTTGCGCCAAAAACCCAGCTATTGGGTGGACCAAACTAGAGAAGGACTAGAAAACCTCCCCATTGCTATGCGGCAAGATCTAGTGGATGTTAAGTCGAGTCCCGGTTCCCTGGTTCAAGAAGGTGTACGGCGCATTGAAGACCAGGCCCTCCAAACTGAGAATGGTTTGATGGCGCTGTTGCAAAATAAAAACAATATTCAGATGCTACCTGAAGATGCTCTGAAAACTATTCAAAGTCAGATCTTAGAGCAAGATTACGCGGGTATTCGTAACTCTCAGGTTAATGGCGAGCTCAAGTATAATCAATTAACTAATACTTATGAATGGCGTGCAATCGTTCTAAAACCCGGAAATGAACTATTTAGGAGCCCTGAAGTTGCTAAAAATTATGCCATTCGTAATGGTCTTTCTGATCATGTCGTCACACCTTCACGACAAGGCATCGGATGGTATCTTTCAATACAGAAACCTCTCGATCAGTTTTCCGATATTGTCCGGGACACCACTATTGACGCTGATCTGTGGAAGTCTCCTATTTCAGCCGTAGATCGGTTCACCCCTCTGAACTGGATTAGAACTGCCGAAGATACCATGGCGCAAGCTCAAAAGAGCAATCGCCACGTAGCTACTTATAGTCCGGGTAAACTCTATGAAGTAATGAAACCCCTGTTCGACACTGTTCGTGAGAACGTGGGGCGTAGAACAGGAAGTACCTCCTATCTAGATAAGAAATCTGGTCAGATGTTGCCGGTCTCTAACAATCAAATTAGGAAGGACTGGAACCGTGTTGTTATGTGGGCCAGGGATCAAAGAGATGCCGATGGCAAAATGGGGATGTTCTTTAAGAACCCTGAAGAGCTCCAGGCTGGCTACTTGCAAACTGTAAAACGGCTTCCTTCTGAGAATGAGCAGGTAGCCTATTTCGCTTGGAAACAAGCGGTTGAGTCTGACCGTGTTCTACGCAACGTAGCCGTTCGTAGGAACATGGAACGCTTGGGAACCAAACAATATCAAATTACTTCCGTGGGCCCAGATGGCCGTAAGACCACTAAGTGGTTCAACGGAGTAGTCAGAGATGCTAAGGTTCCTGGTGGTGATGGAAATACCATCGCCGTAGTTGATCCGGAATTAGGGCAGGAATTCACTAAACGTACTGGTGAAATGAACCCTGCTGAATACAAACAACTCGCAGATCGCATTAAGAATGGTCATCAAGTAATTGAAATCTACGATACTGAGTCGCGTCCTCTGAAGGATTTTGGTTCTCTCAAGAATGAGAAGATCCGCTATGTCTTGGCTAGGAATGTAGAGTCCAAACCGCTAGATTGGGATCAAGTTCCCCGTCGAGGTGGCGGACACTTTATCTACGATTATGACCATTACCTTAAACAAGCTAATATTGTTGAAGAGACCATTAACGGTAAAGTTATTCATCATTACGAAGGGGATAATACAATTGCTTCCCTCTTCAATAGAGCTGAAGGGATAAAGTTAGTTAAACCTCTGAATCAAATTAGAGAGTTGATTAAAGCTGATAAAATAGCCGAAGCCAAAGCTTTATCTGAATCGACGATGCCCCGAGATGCCCAAGAAATTATTGACTGGTTTAAAGGATACCCCAAAGAAGATGGCACCTTCCAACCTCCGCGTCTCAACCTCAATGAAGAAATCAGAGTTGTCCCGCATGACAGATATATCGCAGACTTGGACAGTTCCCTCCGCGATAAATACCCTAACTCCTTCCGCGACGGAACCAAACAGGGATCCTTGGCACGTCAATTCCAAGTCCAGTTCACGGGGGAGCGGGATGTCGATCATCTATTTACTGCTCGCGACGTGGGCACTAGAGCTTCTCCTGTCTTTAATTTAGAACCTGCTACTATGCTGGATCCTCTTCCTGCTCTGCAACGTGGGTTAAGTAAGGTTATCAATCAGACTTGGATGGACGACTATAAGTTCTTCTCTGTCCAACAGTGGCTGCAAGAAGCTGCGCCTTTCTTGAAGGTACGTAACCAGAGTGAAATCTGGCACGCTCCCTTCTGGCATTTCCACAATCCTGAATGGTTGAAAGGTGCAGATACCGCTGGTAAGTATGCACGTATTTCAGATCAAACCGGAGAAATGCTCCCCGGTACCTTCTCCAATCTAATGGCTAATCGCTTTAAGATTAACCAATTGATTGGTACTCCCAATGCCTTCAACAGTTTCATCCACGCAGGTACTCAACTTCTAGCTGACTCCGCCTATAGTAAGTTTGGACCAACCGGGTTAAAACTGACCCCTCCGTGGTTGTTAGGTTGGTTGAGAGATCCGTTCTCCTTTGTTAGAGCCCTAACCTTCCACGAGAAACTGGGACTATTCAATATCCCTCAATTCTTTGTGCAGAGTCAGACCTACGCCAATATCTGGGCTATCGCAGGTGCCAAGCACGCTGCGCCCGGTACCTTTGGAGCCATGCTACACGTTTGGAGTCGTCTGAATAACTCTGAAGAAATATTAGATCACCTGGATAATCTAGCCACTAAGTTCGGTTGGAAACCCGGTCAATGGAGAGAAGCTCAGCAATCCTATATCAATAGTGGCTTCCACAAAGTTGGAGGTGAGAGTATCATGAGAGATGATCCACTCTCGCAACACTTCGTTACGAATGGTGTCCAGAAATTCCTAGACTGGGGTACAACCTTCTTTACACTCGGTGACCAGAACTCACGTAATGGTGCGTGGTATACAGCCTACCGAGAATTCCGTGCTAAGAACCCCCTGGGTAAACTAGATAATGAAGCTCGTCAGTGGATCTTAGATCGCGCAGACCTCTTGAACAATAATATGTCCAGAGCTTCTGCTTCTATGCTTCACACAGGACCTATGTCGTTAACCTCTCAGTTCTTGTCTTATCAAATTAGAACTGCCGAGGTATTGATGAGCAATCGTTTGACAGCGATTGAGAAAGGTCGCTTGGTTGCCTATAACGCAATGTTATACGGTGTTCCAATGTCTGCCGCTATGATGCCTCTGGGAGATGATATTCCCGGTTTCCCCGTTGGAAAAATAATTCGTCAGAATATGATGCGTAATGGTTTTGTGGTGGGAGATAACTGGTGGAAATCAGTTCTAACCTTCGGTATTCCAGCCGCTATATCTGCAATGATATCGGGGACTAGTAAAGATCCAAACTTTGGACAGAACTTAATTGAACGTATGCGCACAGGATCTTGGCAGAATTTCGGTGGTCGTTACGGCAACGCTGGATTCGACCTAAATCAAAATGGTGATCAACCTTGGTATAAGTTTATCCTGGGTGCGTCCAGTTCTACCATTTTCAATTTCTGGGATGCTATGTCTCCTTTTCAGAGGTTCATGGCTTATCGAATGGGTGGCGGAGAACCCTTCAAACTTAAAGAAGAGCACTTCCTAAAACCTCTGGAAGAGGCTACTGCCTTTAAATCTACCCGACGTCTACAGATAGCTCTGGCCACAGGTAACTGGGTCAATTCTAACAAGCAGATCATGGAAAATGATGTTTCTCCTCTGAGAGCATCTCTCCAATCTCTATTGGGCACTCAAGATCAACGCGTAGCCGATATTCACGACTATCGAGATATTAAAAAGGGTGAAGAAGAGAATTTCAAATGGGCTGAGCAGAAGTTCAAGGAAGAGTACAGACAACATCTCCTAACAGCTAAGGATAATCCTGAAGTATCTTTGGATCACTATAACAATGCTGAATCTTACTTAGCTTCTGTAGGATATCCAAGAGATAAGCTTCCAGCCTTGAAAGCTGCCGCAGATCGGGAGTGGAGACCTCTGGTAGAGGCTGTTCCAGACAGTTTCTATAATAAGAATGTTCCCACCAAGAATAAGCTTTTAGGTGTCACCACAAATTCTAATGTGGAAGGAACCATGCAAAATGCCTGGGAAAGTTACATGAAAATTCAAGCTGAAAGAAAACAATTAAATGGCCCAGTTCAACCCTAACGTCCCCCAAACGAATGACCCAGACTACCGTCGATACTCCCATCCTATAGATAGACCGGAGTCAGACAAGTCTGCTGTCTACCAAGGTGAGGTTGGTAAATTCTCTGGTGAATCTGCTGAATATGCAGGTAAACAGGTTGGCTATGACTACCAGTCTCAGGCTGCTTCTCTGCAAGGTGAAGGGAAGATGCTCTCCGATGCGGGAGAGATCTTCGGTACTGCTGTCCGTGCTGGCGATGCCTATGTCAAGAAGAACATCGATGACACTGTCTATGACCGTGCTTCTGCTACCCGTGATTATTACACTGCACAACTGCAGAATAGTCCGCTCTCTCAAATAGGTCACCCGGGACAACTTCTGCCCCAGAGCCCTACCAATGCTTCTACTGAAGGTGGTGGACAGAGAGATTCTAATACACCTACGTCTGGACCCTCCGGGGCTCCCATGAGTCTATTGCCTGCGGATGCTCCCATTCCCACGGCAGTAGCCAGTGCTTCCGACGATGCGTCTACCCTTCTAGCTGCCCGTATGAATGGTAAACTGTCTGAAACAGATTACTGGATGCGTCAGAACAATCTGGCTAAGGATCTACGTAATCAATACCCGGGGTACAAAGAATACATCGACCAACAGTTCGAGAAGGTTACTGGAGTTAACCCTGCCAATGCAGTGGTTAAGTCTCTGATCTCCGATATCAACTCCAATTTGATGAATAACCGTTCCCTTACCCAACACGTAATGAACGAACTCTCTAACTCCAACATTCCCAATGCCGATGTCTATTGGCGAGCTCTCCGTGACGGTAGGATGGACCCAGCCGATGCTGTGTCTTTCTTGAACAAAAGTAATTTCTTCAAGTATAAACTTGAAGTTATGAAGGCTACTAATGAAACTGAAGCTGCCGGTCAGGCTATGAGTGAGCGTGAAGCTACCAATGCCTTGAACCATATTGGTCCCAGTGTCATCGATAATTACGTCTCCACAGTTGCTGCTGAGTCTGGCTTAGGTACTACTAAGAACATGGGCGAACTGGTTAGAAAAGCTATGAGTGGTGAAATCCAAATCACCGATGACCAAGCACACGGCATGATGCAGTCTCTTCAGGCCCGACGTTCCGCCGTTGCTCAGGCCATGTGGAATTCCGCTGTTCAAGCGGGTATGGTCGAACGTATGGGAGGTGCAGATAAACTGAAGAAACTCATTGAAGATCAGATGGTCCCCTTCGACCAAATTGCCTCGCAGATTGGTAATAAAGAATGGGGCTTAATGTACACAAATATGAACCGTGTCAAAGCAATCACTGAAGATACCGGTATGGGTATGTTTCAAGATAAAGATACTGGACTGTGGAACCGTGTTCTTGCCGCTTCTAATAAAACCTTTGGTAATCAAGTGTCTAATTCGTTTATGACCGCACTTCAGTCTAAAGGTTACAACAGTGGTATGTACAAGATGCTAGCTGATGAAACCTTCAAGAATATGGCTAACTCTCCTGATATGCGGACATCTAGTGTTCCCGGTCTGAAATCAGACAATACGCCTTATACCATTGGTGATTCTGTCGATACCATGAGGAAAGCTGGCGTAGCTGGAGACACACCCCAGGGTAAACAAGCTTTTGCCGACATTACCAATCTTCCCTTACGAATAATGGATCCCAAGGTTCCTGACGCAGGTAAGATTGCCCTAATCCGATCTGCCTTTGATCCCAGTAATATAGACTTCATCGGAAAGATCATGGACTCTGGTGTCGACTCCAAGGGACGTGCCATACGTGGTAAGTATGAGCTGTTCTCCGACTGGACATCTCCCAATATGACTAAGGAGATTCGTCGTCTGGATCAGCAGAACCCCGGTAAGGGTCTGTGGAATGACTATAAAGATTGGGCCGAGACGACCTTCGGCAGAACCCTCTTCTCTAAACAGATTAACGATCTAAAGCCCTTACAAGATCGTGAAAACATTCAGATCCGGTATCATCCTGCCAATGGCGATAACCCTCCTCAATTTGAACTAACTAAACTTCCCTTTGGTGATAAAGGTTTGGATACCATCCACCAGCGTATGTTGGGTGGTGAGATAGCCGGATGGAA